AGAAAATCCTGGTAAATATATGTCAAGTCTAGGACAATCAATATCAAGTCCTTCTCCATATACAGATGCATCCAATATTCTTATAATATTTTCACAAGCTGTATCTGGAATGTCTAATGCAAGGGTGTGTTTAATTGCCATAACTGGTTTATTATAAGTATCATTACAATAAGAATTTACAAAAAATATTTTAATAAAACAAAAAGAGGAAGCAAATTAATACTTCCTCTTTTATATTTATATACTTTGCAGTATTATGGTTGTAATTTAAGAGTTACATCATAGTTATTTGCAGAAGTTAACAAGTTTGTAAAGATACCTTCAAAAGTAGCATTACGTGAAGCAGTAACAATTCTTACTAAGTACTGATCATTATCCATCATTCCTGTTGGGTTAGCTTTACGTGGAACACTGTGTAAGATGTTGTAAACAACATATTTGTTACCACGTGTAATCTCAGTAAAAGGATTATAATCAAGAACCTCTCTTAAACGTGGATCTTGGATCCATGGTTCTTGTTGATATCTCTTAGCTAAGATTAACTCTCTGATAAGAGTTTCACCAAAACCTCTACCTTGTACAGCTTGTTGTACTTCAGTTGGTACAAAACATTGAGCTAAACATTGATTTCCTAATGGATCTAATGCAGTAAGAGAAGCATAGATTTCAATTGGTTGTAATTCTACGTGATCTCTTGGAGCAAAAGAACAGTCACCAAATACAGTGTCTACATAAGCACCTACAATTTCTAAGAATGAATCAACAGTATCAGGAGCAGATGCACCTGTTAAAGGCACATAAGTTGTAGAGTTAATAGCATCATAAATTTTAACAACTGTACCAGCAGTAGTAGTAACATTACTAATAGCAGTAGTTCCACTAGTAGTCTGAACAGTATTAGCAGCAACTAAAGCAACAGCACCAGCACCAGTAGCAGCAACATAAGATGCAGCAACATAAGCAGTTACAGGAGTAACAGAACTAATAGTAGTAGAAGCAACAGTTTGAGAAATGTTAACTGTAAAAGTTGAACCTGTACCACCACCACCAGAAACTCTAGATACAATAGTTGTACCAGCAGCAACACCAGTTCCAGTAAGCACTTGACCTACAGAGAAAATTGTATTAGTAGCAGTACCTACAGTAAACAAGTTACCAGCAATAGTAGAACCTGTAGCAGAAGTTGCAGTTGTTGGAGTAAAAATTACTCTATCACCAGCATTAATACCTGTTCTATCAGTCATTGTTAATGCAGCAGCTGCAGTAGCAGTAGCTGTAGCAGCAACACCAGAAACTAATACTTGGTTCCATACAGTTCCTTGTACAAAATCTTTAACAGTTGGGTATAAAGCCAATCTGTCTGCCCATCCTAACAATACAATGTTTGGATCTACGTTGTTATTAGATGCATCGCAACATCCTGTGTCAGCATCTAATGTGAAGTAAGCATTGTGAGTTAAGAAACGCAATGCAGGAGAACCTTTAAGATCAAGTCTTAATCTGTAAGTAGTGTTACAAGTAACAGCGCATCCAGGAGTACTAGCTATTTGTACAATATCTTGTACTGGATTAGATGGTTCAGTTACATAGTATGCACTGATGTACTTAGGGTTGATCCCTTTTGATTTCACTGATTCTTTGTAACCTCCATGATAAGGTCCCAATTTATCAACAGTGTGATAACTTCCTTGTGCAATATACACTAAAGGATTTGTTGAATAAGCAGTTGTAGTTAATGTTGCATCAACAGTTAAGTTGGTAGCAGCACTAAATACACCTACTTGTCCAGCAGTTAAAGCAGAACTAGCAATACCAGTTGTTGTCTGGAAGCTTCCTGCTACGAGCATTTTTTGAAATGCATGTGGAAAATAAGCCATTTTATAAAATATTTAAGGTTAATAATACATTCATTATTTAAGGAATAGTAGTTTATATTTAATACTATTCAATGTACTTTTGATAGTATCTAGATCATTTACAATTTCACTGTAAGGCATTAATCCTTGTAAAGTGTTAACCATCTGATATATATCTCTCATATAAGATAATGATTCTTCTACAGAATTCAAAACTCTTGGAGCAGAATCTTCATAATTTAATAATTTTTCTGCAGCACCTTGGAATCCTTCTGCTAAAGTATCAGCATGTCCAGGTAGCGCATCATACAATTCATTTAAAGCACCATGTGCTGCATGTGAGCCAATACCTGTAATCTTTAAATGCATCTTATGAAAACTTGTTGCAGCATTCATAAGTTCTGTTACACATGCTGCAGTTTGTCCTTCTAAAGAAGAACTGCCAGAAGATGCTCCTGGTCTTTTTAATTTGTAACCTCCTGTAAAATCCATTTTTTCTAAGTATTAGTTGTTGAGTTTTGTTTGTTTCTTTGATATTGCATTATTGACTCAATATCACCAGCCAGTATTGCAGCAGCTTCATCTACTAACATTTCTGCAATATCATCTTTAAATTCACAAGTAACATCTGCAATTACTACAACTCCTGTTGAAGGATTCACGCAGTTTATAAATGCTACTTCTCTTGGTTTTCTATAATAGTATAATACTGGATCTGTAAGATCAAACTCATTATTAGTATATACTTTTAACTTGTTACTAGACAATGTACAAAAGGTTTCACCCCATTCAGCACTTGGTTGTCTAAAATTATCTGTAAGAAGATTGTCTATATCTGCAACTTGTGCAAGATATACAGTCATTCTTCTAGGATCAGGACAACAATCTGCAACAGACTTTACAGCAAACCTTTTAAAATACAAGTAATTAGAAGGTAAAGTATTAGATTCATAATACGAATCATATTTTGTTATTACTATAGGACTTGTTAAAGTATCTGTAAGTAATACTTGAATATCATCTATATTCATCTTAGAAGATTCATCACCTTCTTTGAATTGGTTTGCACCATGAACTTGTCTACGCACCCACTCTAATTGTGCTTTATTAAATGCTTCACTAACTTGCCAGCATTCTATGTTATCATAGTCAAGACTGGCAAGCTTGTTTAAGCGTTCTTTTATCTTTATTTGTAATAAACTATTTGTCATGTCTTAACATTTCCATTTTTTTAAAGCTAATGCTTTTCTTGTTGGATCACCATTAGGTTTTTTCATAGGACCTTTTACACCAGACATTCTTGCACAAAATGATTCTTTTCTAGGACCACCTCCAGGTTGAGGAGCTTTAAGATTAGAACCAGGATTAGCTTTGTTATAAGAATCTCTACCTTTCTGGTTTAAACCACCAGAAGGAGATTTACCTTCTTTTCTTTGCCATGCAGGAGTCTTTGCCATTGTGTTTATTTTTTAGATTTTACTGAACCTCCTTTTTTCATACCACAACTGCCACCCATTTTCATTTTTACAGAGCCACCTTTTTTCATTGATGCTCCTGCAATTTTATCAGCAAATGTTATTGTATTCTTTGGAGCTGCTAAAGCAGCAAAGTCTTTTTGAGATTTTGTTGTAGGAGTTTTACCTTTTGCCATAATTTCTACTTTTTAGATTTTATTTTTTTCTCTTGTTTAAGCATTTCAGCTGTAGGTTTCTTTCCAGAACCTTTGTTAGCTCTAATGTTATCCCAAAGACCTCTTTGAGAAGTAGAACCATCTGCGCGTTTAATCATTTGTTTTGCCATGACTTATATAAATATTAAGAACCTCTACCAGTTTTTTTAATACTACCACCCATCTTTTTTACATTTGGTGTAGCAATACTTTTTGAAACAGGTATAACATATTGTGGTTTATTTACTTGTTTTTTAGCAAATTTTGCATCTGCATCTAATTGTTTTTTATTGAATGACATAGTATATAAATTTAAATTATGAGTTCCAATACTTTTCTGTATTTGTAATGACATCTAAAAGAATTTCTTCATTCAAAGGATTCTTAAGATACATTAGAATATCAGAAGGATTTTTACCTAACATAGAACCTGACTTCATATGATAGATGTTACCATCACCTCTTGTTGCAATTAACTTATAAAAATTAGCATCTTTGATAACAGCTCTTAATTTTAGAGTTTCCATATCTAATGCACATATATCCAAGAATTTTTGTGCAGTTTGACGCTTATTAACTTCTACAGTTTCACCACTTATATATTTATCCATGTTATCATACAACACATCAAGTGGTGTAGATTTTTTGTATTGTGTTGAATTTGGATCAACTACTTTACATACATAGAATAACTTATTAGTATTCTTATCAAACATTTTTTGCAATTCAGAGAATGCTTTGTTTTTAAGTTTTTTAAGTTCTGTTTTGATAGATGCAGTTTCTTCAAACTTATCTAAATAAAACTTAAACCTAGGAGCTTCAGCTCTAGCATGTTGTAATGATTTTGCAATAATGCTAAATCCTCCATGTTCAATAGCTCTTAACTTAATAAGATCATAAGGATCATTTGCAGCATCTAAATATACTGGTTCATTACTACATCTTAATGCAATCTTACTCCAAAACTCATCATTATTTGGTCTAAGTAATTTTACTTTATTCCAAAAGTCAGGATCTTTAGGATCAATAACATTTGCTGCTAATTCTTTTTCTAATTGTGCAACAGTATTTCTGATGTCTTTAATAAATGCTTCTCTTTCTTCTTCAGGTAAATTTTTTACTTCTGGAGCAAACTCATTAAGTCCTGTAACATATCTTTTGATACCATTATTTTCAAGACATATGATTTGTTCTTCATGAAAAATTCCTTCAAACAATACCATGTTGTACTTTTCTAAACCCATGTTTTCATTTATGTTATCAACAAAAGGTCTAATTGTAACGCTGCTGTTTCTTTTTAAAGACTGATGCTTGTCTATCATTGTGATTTCCATCTGTAATAATTTAAGTTGTTGTTTTTTTCTTTTCTCTGTTTTTTGTAACTACTAGTTTAAAGCTCCTAAACCACGTCAAGGTTGTTACATCTTAGGAGGAATGCCTACATTTCTGTAGACAAATTGAGTGTATTAACACTCAGGGGAGAGAGGGTATCTCTTTAACTTGCAATATTGCAAATTTATGCTTTTTTATACTTTGTTGGTGACACAGTAGCTTTAGCACTTTTCTTTACAGATTGAGGATTTGTAGCTTTCTTAACTACAATGTTATTACCCATTACTGCTTTATTTTTACCTGTTGCCATTTCTTTATTGTTTATAATTAATCAAATAATTTTGTAAAGAATCCTTTTTCTGTAAGATCTTCAGGATTTCTTTTTGCTCTTTCTTCTGCTTTTGCAATTTCTGCATTAGTAAATAGAATGCATCTTTCGTTTCCTCCATCTGCATCTTCTACTTGAACAGCAATATAACTTTCAGAAGAACCAAATTTTCTATCTGTATTCTCTACAGATATTAATCTTCCTTTAACAATTTTTGCACTCATCATTTTTTGGTTTAAAAAAAAAGACCTGGGAGCTGTTCTTATGGGAAGCACCCCAGGTACTATTTTTTATTATTAGAATGATCCACCAGTTACAGGGTTTCTCATTACAATTTTCAATACTTTGGTTGGATCTTTAACCCAGATACTTGGCATAGTTTGAGTCATAAATACTCTATAACCATTGAAGTTTCCAGAAGATGCAAATCCTTGAGATCTACCCATATAGTCCATAGTACCATTTTGGTAGAACCACTTTAATTGATTATCCCAGCTTAATTTCAACAAGAAGATGTTGTCATTAGTGTTATCAGTGATATCAAATACAATGAAGTTGTAAGATGATAATGGGTATCCATCAATGATTGGATTCTCAATATCATTAGTGTGAACATTGTCAAATGCAGGATTCAATACAAACTTAACATTTGCCAAGAATGGAATTGTGTAGCTTGTGAAAGCAAATCCAAAGTTCAAGTCCATTGCATTTTTACCAGAGATAGCACCAACACCAGACTGATCCATGTTAGCAATTAATCCAGTAGTACCACCAATAGTTCCTGAGAAAGCTTCTTTTTTGATAGCCTCATTAACCATTCTCATACCAGCCATACCAGTTTGAACAATGATTTGTCTGTTTGGATCTGGTCCTTTGAATTCAACTTTACCATTGTAGAAGTTGAAGATTTCAGATCTGAACAACTCTAAGTTGAAAGAACCTTTGTTGTAGATTCTCTTATAAGAGTTATCTAATTGAGACCAAAGTCCTACTGATAATCTGATATCATCTGGACCATCTTGTTTAATTCTACCACCTTGTCCCCACATTAAGTAAGTCTCAATGTCATTAGCTACTTTAGATAAGTGAGCTGCTTCAAGATTAGTAACAAAAGATCTAGTCAAATTACCATTATCATATGATTTTTTGATCCAGTCTTTACCCATTGATTTAACCATGTCATCAATCTTAGTGATAGATGGATCAAGGTTTTTATCAAATGATCTCCAGATTTCAGTTACAGGAACTGTACCATCTGCATTAAGACCACCTTTCATCATCATGTCAGCACGAGATGAAATAGAATAGTGTACGTGAGCTTCAGCACCTCCTACAAAGTTGTAGTACTCTCTGAAACCATTTTGTAATTCTCCAATGTCAGAGAATCTTTCTCCATATTCCCCACGAGCAGAACCTTTTCTGAAGAACTTAGTACCTGGTTTAAGATACTTTTTGTCTAAGGTAGCTGTGTTGTTGTTGTTTACTAATTGTACTGTGTAGATGAAACCATCTCCTGAAGGAAGAATGTCTTCACTAGGTACAATGTAAAGCTCTAGACCTTTATATTTGTCATAAGTGATGATATCACCTGATCCAAATATACGTCTGTTAATTTTGATTTTGAAGAGTGTACCATCAGCTCCTAAAGCTGTTTGTGTAGGTTCAACATCTTCTACAATGTAAGGAAGATCTTGTACAATTGGTGTTTGCCATTTGTACTCTCCACGAGCATTGTCTACCATAATGGTGTTTTTACCACCAAAAGATGCCATCTGATAAAGAGGCATTTCTGCCTTTTGCGTCATTGCCCATAAGTCAACAGGTCCTAAATCCATAGGCTCTGAAGTCTTAAGCATATTTTGCAAATGGTAAGAATCTACATGCGAGCTTACCTTATAGGTAGTGTCACGCAAAAAGAGACCATTGTTTAAAACTGGAGTACTCATTTGTAATAATTAATTAAGGTTAATGTTTATCTTTTAAATATATTTGTTTGTCTTGTAATCTTTCTTGTAGCTGGTCTTTGATCATCATCATCATCTCTTGTATAAGAAGAAATCTTTCTTGCTTCTTCTGTTTTAAGTTTTCTAACTGTATCTGCAACCACCTCATTCTTTGCTTGCTTTCTTACATTCTCTTTATAATCTTCTGGATCAGAAAGTAACCATAAAGTTTCAGCAATTAAATCATATCTTGGCTTTTCACCAAATTGATATTCTTCTAACAGTTTACCTAGCATGTTTGTAGGTCTTCCTGAAATGCTTTCATACTTTACAGTAGTCAATTCATCCCATAGCATTTTTTGTCTTTTACCATCAATCTTTACACCATTCAATTCACCTGGTTTTAAAGTCTCATATATATTGTGCATATATGCTTCTTTTTTAGCCTGCTGTTGTCTTTTAAAATGTTCTTGTTGTGCTAACTTAGCTTGTAACATTTCTTCTTGCAAATCATCTAATTTAGGTTTAAACTGATTTGCTTTCTTTTGCAAGTTACCACCCTCTGCCCATTCTTGAATCTGATCTTCAATTAATTCTTGATCACCATTACCAAATCCTGTAGCTTGAAGATATTGTCTAACAATCATCTCTTGGTGCTCAGGTTGTCTTACATCAAGATCACGAACTTCTTCAACATGTGCTAAGGCTCTAAATAAACCTTTCAAATCATTTCCACCTTTTGCAACATACTCTGCAGCATATTGTAATTCTTCAGGTAAACTTTCAAAGAACTCTTTTGGAGTTTTTGCAGCAACATCATTTTTGATACTATCAACATTTGCTGTCCACAATTCCTCAATATCTTTTTCTGACAGATTTCCTAAGTAATCATCTAATGATTGTTTAGTTTCATCATAATCATCAAAAGCAAACATTTCATTGTTTTCAATTCTTTTCTTTAAGAATGAAACTAATCCACTTTTATCTGTTTTAGTTCTACCACCTCTTTTTTTAGGTTCATCTTCATCATCATAATCATCACCTGTTTTAAGTGTTGAGTCTAATTCATCAAGAGTAGAATCTACAATTTCTTTGTCATTCTCTGTAGTATCATCATTCTTATCTAAGAAATCAAGATTAACAGGTTTGTTTTTTGCACTAAATAAGTTTGGCTTATCATCTTCTTCATCAGAAGTTACCACACTATCTGCACCAGGCATTGGTAAAAAGTCATCAATGTTTTCAATAACTACGTCTTCTACCTGAGATTTGTTGTTTTCTGTATTCATCTGTTTAATAATTATTAGTTCTTATTCTTCTTCATATATAATCTACCAATTAAATCTGAAAGATTTAACAGTAAGCTATTTTTATTTTTACATTTTTAACACTATAACGCTATGACTGTTTTTTGTCATATTTGTTTTTGTTCATTGCTGCAACTTGTACTTGTTTATTAGCAATACTTTCACGTACTTGTAATTCTTTATTCTTTAAAGAATTCTTTTCCTGATCATTTATTTGCTGATTAATTTCACGTGTTCTAGCTAATGATTGGTCAACTTGTTTTGCGTTTTTCTTATCAAGATATTCTAATGTATCAATATAATCTGATTGTGCATTAGCATTAAGATCTTGTGTTGCAGTATTAACAGATGCTCTAACTTCAGCAACACGCTCATTAGATTCTCTATTAAGTTGATTTTGCTCAGCTGTAAATCTCTGTTGAGATTCTTGTCTTTCAGCAGCAGCTTGTTCTTGCATTTGAATTTCTTGTTGTCTAGCTTCTTGTTCTTGTTGACGTTGAGCATTAACTTTCTCTTCAATGTTTTTAAGAGTATGATCAATTTCAGCAAGTGAATCAGCTTTGATAAGATTACCTAAATCATATATAGATGCTCCAGCAGTATTGTTAGATAATGCTAAAGATCTGATTTGTTCTGTAATCTGTTTTTGATTTACTTTTGTAGATGTAAATATGTTCAGCTCTCTTGCTAATAAATCTGTACCATTGATTTCAAAATTTATCTTTTCATCTAAAGATGTCATATATTGTAATCTTATGCTAGGTTTTGTACTATGATAATACTGAGCTAAGTCTGTACGCATCTGATGTACTCTAGGCATTAGGTATTCTGAGTGATTTACAAAATACATTTCTGTTTGTGAGTAACTCATGTTTATAGCTTGCTCTATACCTGTAGCAGTTTCTTGTGCATTTACTGCACCCATACGCTGAGGTGTAAGACCAATAACTTCAAATGCTTGTTGTTTAAAGTAATTAGATAATTGTATTCTAGACATTAACCTTTGAGTTTGTTCAAGGTTAAGTACTTGATAATGTTGAAAGTTTAATCCATTCTCAGTATTTGTAATAGATGTATCTAAAGGTAACATTTGGAAATCCTTCATTGCTACATATGCTTTAGCTAAATTGTTCTTGCCCCAGTCTTCACCCATTGAGTGACGTGGTAATGCATTCTGATCAAGCATAATAACTGTACCTAACTCATCTACTAAGATATCAGCAATCTGATTATTAGTAAGGTTGTATCCAATTTGGAATGGTTTCATCTTATCTACCATTGATCTTGATCTACTATTTCTATCATGGAATACAGAACCTTCAACAGGTAACTTACAACCATATAAGCTGTTGTCACCTTTAAACTGAAACTTCATTGGATGACAATTTAGGTACAAAGGTTTGAATCCCATGTTGTCATTGTTACCATAGAATGATGGTCTATTAGGACCTATCTTTACACCACCCCATACTTGGTTAATCCATATCCAATCAACATGGTCTCCAAATATAAGAGTTTCTTTTGTTTTACCTTTTATGACAGAGTTGTCATATATAGGTTTTTCTGTTGCTTTAAAGTTTTCATCTACAATCATTTGATGCATAATTCCTTCATCATCCATTCTTGTAAGATGTCCTAACATTCTTTGAGATTTCCAGTATGCTGTAGTAACACGTAACAAAGAGTAATTACTAAAGTCCATTAAATCTTCAGACTCATTTAGTATTCTATATATAATGTCATCTCCAGTATTAAGCACTGCATCTCTGTGTGCTAAGAATTGACGCATACCTAATGATGGACCCTCAACATTCCAGTCATGCGATCTTGTAGAGTCATAGAATGAACCATCATTTTGTACGCCTGGTAGTGCATATCCTGCAGATTTAACAGGGTATATAGCTTCTAACTGTTGCATTTGATCTTTAGTCATCATGTATCCATATCTATCTATAATGTCTGATATGGTCATTAAGTCTACTCTTCCTACCCAGTTAGATTGTGATATGTATCTTGCTTCAGGTGATTTATGATAGAATGTAAGAACAGGGTTCCATATCTCAATATCATAATCATCTTCATTTAATTTAAAATGCCAGAACTCTCTATCAGTAATAAGCATATCTCTGAAAGCCATATTCTCTAATTCTTTCATGTAGAATCTTTCAGTATCTACTGAGTGCTGATGTGATGCCCATTGTTCTACCATAGATCTATAATCCTTTTTAAAGAATTGTTCTATTTCTGGTAATGTTTTAATGCTATCTGGTGACATCATTTGTTGAGCTTGTTGAGCTTGCTCTTGATTGTTTGGATCTAATCCCATCTTAGCAATGTTCTCTTGCATTTTTTGCTCACCATATGCCATAAGAGTTTCTTCAATCATTCCTCTTTTAGCATCAAGCATCTCATTGAAAGAAGTATCGTCTACTGCTCTGTATGTAATCTTATCATTTCTTTTAGCAAATTCTCCTGTAAGTACATTGATAACATTAGGTATAATAGGAAAGAACTTTAATTCAAATGCAGACATGTCTTCTTTTGTAAGTGTGTCTATCAAGTCAGCATACTCATTATCTTCTTCTACTATATAGTCTGTTTTATCTATAATACCATTTGCTAATTTATAATTTTTCAACAAGCGTCTTGCATTACGTCTTAACTGTTTAAGACCTTGCATTTCTAACCAATCTAGATTCCATGCTGCCCATTGCTCATTTTTTTGTGAAGCAAGCAAAAACTGAATAGGCTGGGTAAGCGTACCCATTCTATTATATTCTGTAGTAGCACCTCCTTTAAGTTGAAGAGCATTATATAATTTTGGCATGTTGTATGTTATTTAAAATTTTTAAATGGATTGCGTGGCTTTGTCATGCCACTATTTATGCTTTTACTTTTTCCAATATGACGAAAAGGACTCACTTGTAATTTAGCATAATTATTTGACTTTTGCAAATTATCCTCTTCTCTTTCAGTACGTTTAGTATAACCTCTGTTAGATTGTTGTACTTGTGCAAATGCAACCATAGCACAAAATGCAACTAATCTATCCACGTTGAGTCCATCTCTATATGCTTGCATTTCTTTTAACAACATTATATCAGGTATTCTTTCAATACCATATGTTGTTTTTACAATTGTACCATCTGGTTTTGTCTCATGATCTAACTCTTCTTCTATAAATTGTTGTGCATATGATACAAGATTAGTCTTAAATAATGTGCTAACATTTCTCCAACCATACTCTTGAAATACATTTGTATTACTTTGCAATTCTTTTAAGAATAGTATTTGACTTTTAGGTACTAAATACTTTTGCTTTCTTTTTGCAATCATATACTGAATAAACAAAGATATGTTATTTTCTACTATTGTCCAGGCATTATACCACTCTATAATAAGTTCTAATCTTTCATGTGTTTTGTTAAGGTCATCAAACCTGCCACACCATGCTGCAACAATCTTATCTCTTTCTACATATGAATCTATTGTACCATCAGCTTTATGCTTGGTAATTTCTTGTGATGTCTTATACACAAATATAGAACACAATGAGTCTGAGGTAGTTGTCTTTCCTTCTGCAACAGGGTCAATAGATGCATAATACATTCCAAAGGTAGGATCTTTTACAGGTCTTTCCCATACAACAAGAACTCCTTCTTTGTTTTCTGTTTTTGCAGATATAGGAAATTCAGATATAGGAATCTTTTTAGATTCTTTTGCAGTAATTACATTAGCTTCATCTCTTGATAATTCTAAAAATTCTTTATAATATTCACCATCTTCTATTCTTCTAATCTGTGATACAACTAATGAAGGATTAAATTTTGCAGCTTTTCTACTTGCAAATGCTTCTTCAATAGTTATAGGATGCTGAGATATACGTAGTTGATAATCATCAGGCTTAAGATCTTTCTTCCATTGTAATCTTTCTTCTTTGATCATCTCTAATGCCTTCTCTACTAATGAGTTACCATACTTATCTATGCATGGTATCATTGACCATTGTTGAGGTATGAATAATCCACACTCACCTCTTGTACCTTTATCATCTAACAAGTTAGTTTCAACAGCAAGTATATCTTTACTGTTTGGCATCATTAACATTTCTCTCAAAGGTTCACATTGATCTAAATCTCCAACAGAACCAGCAACAACAAATTGTCCAGTATATACCATACCAGACTTCATTGCAGGAAGTAAGTATTCTAATGTTTGATTCATTTTAGGGGCAATACCTGCCTCCTCGTGAAAGAAAAAAGTACAAGGACCTCCTACACCATTTGTAGGATCTTTGTCTAATATAAGTCCTAATAATACAGATTTTAAACCTATATCTCTTTTTCTACCAGACTGATTTATTTCAATCTTTTGTTCCCAGTTAAATATCTTATCTGGTGTACAAGGTCTATACCAACCTGTATATGTATTAAGAAAGTTTCTATATTCTTCAAGAAAACGCCATGTACCTTTTTCTCCAATATAGTCTTTTAAAGATCCTGCCATCTTATTTATAGAACCTTCTTCAAACCAAAAGTAGTTTATCATTTTTCCTGCATGATAATAACTAGAAGCTATCTGACGTTTCTTTAATATAAGTGCATGTTTAGAACTATGTCTACCAATTTCTTCATACAGTGCCATATGATATTGTGCATCTCTGACACTAGCAAATCCAAACTTTGATATCTCCTTGTTATATATAGGAAGAAAGTTTAACCACATGTAATAATCTCTTGAGAGATACCATGTGTTTTTTTTGTTTTTATATATTACACCATTTCTACATTTATCTTTTTCATTTTCCCAATAGTTAATATAGTCTTTTGAACGCATAGGTGCATAACAATAGACTTTATTATTTTTTTCAAAGTTTGTTGCTTGTTGATTAAACTTGTATGATGTATCATCAAACTCATATTTACCTGGTTCCTTAAATAAGGACCACATAAACTTTACAAATTCTTCTCTTGTTTCAAAATCTGTGTGTGACCATACATCAGTTGTATCATCATATGTTGGTACAGATATATACATTCTTATGATTTGTTTGGAAATTCAAAATCAAAAAGTTGTATCAATAAACTTTCAAAAGAAGGGTCTCTATATATTCTATGTGCAGGCTCAGTACCATTCCAATATGCTTTATGATCTTCTCTATGAAATGCTGTCCAAAGTTCTTCATTGTGGTTATAATGAAATAACCAGTTGTATAATTGTTGTTTTTCCATAATGTTTACATTTGATCGTATCCTAAGTTTTGTCCTCCTCTTACAGAGCTTTTTTGTTCTTCCATTAAATCTTTATAAGCTCCTCTAAATGAGAGTCTTATAGGTTCAAATTTTGCTGCAGCATTTACAATTGCAGTTATGTTTCCATCTCTACCATCTGTTATTTCACTGTTACCCATATAACTTGCTAGTTTATCTAGCATAGTTTTAATACCCATGTACGCGCGAAATGTAGGAGTTTGGTACAATGTTTCACAAAGTCTCTTAGCATCAAGGATAAGGTCATCTTCCAAACTAAAATTAATAGTAAGCTGCGAAATAATAAGTTCTTCTTTTTCATGTTCTTGTGTGTCAAAAAAAGGGTTAAGATCTGGATTAGGGCATGTCATATAAAATATGTATGCATATATGTTATGATAATCATCAGGATATGCATCCATAATAGCTTTTAATTCTCTCAGTGTGTAGCAATGTTCTGATGGTACAACTTGTCCATTGTTTATATCAAATAGTCTAATCATGTTTTTTTAAATTTATGTCATAGTAAAAAGAATCTCCATCTTCACTTACCCATCTATCAGAATAAGATTCTACAGATTCAAGATTATTATCTACTTTTATATTTTTCTTTTCAATAGGAAAATCTTGTGTAACCCAGTTAGAGTCTTTCCAGTATATTCTATTATTTGGCTGGCACAATAAATATCCATCATCTGATACAAGTATATGCCCACACTTATAATCTGTAGGTTCATTACTGTAAGGATTGTTATACCAATCTAAAGTAAACATGTATGTACACCAAACTTTAGTTCCATCTTTTAATGCTACCTGACATCTTTTTCCATTCAAGTAATCAAACTTTGTAACTGTTACATTTTCAGAAAAGCAATCCCATAATTGTTTGTAATGATTTGGAATATCTTTAGTAGGAACTTTTGAAAATATTTCTGATATAGGCACTCTGCTTCTAAGCATTCCATAATCAGTCATAATGTGAAATGTAAGTATCTTTCCTTCAACAGATTGTATGCCAAATGCATATGCATTATGATAAACACCTTTATCTTTTTCATCTTTTGTAAAATGATAAAGTCTAACAAGACACTTGAAGGATGGTATATTTAGATTTAACATTATTTCTTTTTTACTTTATCTTTATTAGCTTCATACCATTTAAGTACAGACATAACTTCACTTTTAAGATAAGGCATTTCATATACTTCTATATCTCTAATTATAGGTTCCCCTGTATCAGATAGTTTTGTTATAGGATATCCAAACTCATCTGTTTGTTCTTCTTCTTCAAAACTAATGTGGTGAATAGTGAGTTTTCCTGCTTTTAAATTAGGGTTGTGTTTCAGTATAATATACATATAAATACTTAATTGTAGATTATAATGATTTAAATTACAGTCATCTAGGTGCGCTACAGGACTTAACATTTTTTTAGAAATACCTTCCCAATTTACAAAAGAAGTTTTATCAATCTTTTTATTAGTTTTGTAATCAGTTATGTGTACAGTATCATTAACAACCTCAACTAAGTCAGATTGCCCACATATACCTGCAGACTTTAGATACACCATGTGTTCAGGGTATATACCATTGATTAACTTCTGTAAAGGAGCTAGCTTTTTACCAGTACCATCTGAAAGAGGTTTGATAACTGGAAGTTCTACATCATGTCTAACAATAGTATTGCAACCTACAATATCTTGTTCTCTTTGATCATGATACCAGTTACCTAATGTACATGCTCTTTCTGATTCTTTTTTCCAAGTAGCTTGAATCATTGCTGGTGACATACCACGCCACTTATTTGTTTTCTTTTGATTTTGAGAACATTTAAGTGCAATTGCTTCAGAATCAAATGGTTGTTTTAAAGCACCAAGTAATGTTGTTACTGACACCCATTTGGTTTTATCTTGTGGATCTATTGATATATAAGAATGTGTTTGTGCTTCAAATACTATTGCCATGATTACTTAATGTTTAATTGTTGATTTACAATAGCTTCTTCTTGTTCAGTAAGTTCTGCTTTCCAAAAACCTCTTGGGCAATCAGAAGATAATGATCTAGTCTTTAACTTTAAAGAACATCCACACTCTCCACAACAAGGTTGTGTTCCAGGTACAGCACATTTTGCACCAGTAGTATCTATAAACTCACAAACTCTGCATATCTCATTTCTAAAAAATGCAATGTCTTCTACATGTTTAGTTTTGAAGATGTTGTTCTTTACACCTTCTGCAATTTGATTGCGTGATTTCCAAATTTTAATTAGATTTTCCATCTTTGTATATTTGTTTTTTAAGTTTAACTTCTTCTCTTCTTTTTTGTTCTTGTTCCATTCTTTCTTGCAGTTTTGTAAGTCTTTGTATTTCAGCGCGTTTCTTTATAATTAGCTCATATGTGTGCACTGTTATATGCTCATCTTTTTCAATCTTGTTTACAAAGTTTTGATGCTTTGTTATCATGTCTACTAAAGATTTCTTTTTAACTACAAATGTTCCCAATCTGGGAACTGCAATATATGGATGATCTGCACTAGATAACTTTCTTTGTAATGTCAAATAATAATGTGATACAATATCATCTATCATATCAACTGGAAGATTCAAATCTGTTGCAGTCAACTCTACTATGCTTTTACGTTTTATTGGATTCAACTGCTAAATAATTATAGTCTAACAATATATTACCTTTAGATTGTATATCAATATCAGGATTAAGTATAATTACTTTTCTACCTGTTTTAGATTTTACAATAATGTTTCTTTTTTCTAACTTGACAATTCTATTTCTAATGTTCTGCGCGCGTGTAGATAACTCTTCTGGTGCAACGTCAGGATAGATTATCTTTGCAGAAGCAAGACAAAATTTACCTAACTCAATAGGTCCCCATATAACAAGCAGCGTAAGTATTTCTAGATCAGAAGGTATAAGATATTCCTTTCTGAAAAAAGATACTTCTGTTATAAGTTGATATCTTACTATGTCTTGTGTAGATAATCTTAGTTTTTTATTTACTTTTTTTACTTCCATTTCTTCTTCTAATGTTTGTTATTTCACACATAATGTGCAATTTTGTACAGAATACTGTACATTTTGTGGAGGTGAGGGGAGTCGAACCCCTGTCCAAACCATGATCAATAATACAATTTATACAGCTTATAGGGTCAAGCTTGGCTTGAGCAATCCACCACTCTGTTTAATCTAACAGA